TGGATCAGAAGCTTTGTCTACGATCAATCTGAACCGTTCTAAGGGTGTCTTAGATGTCTACGCCTGTGAAGTTCCGCGTGTGACATGGGGTCGGGGCTGGTTAGACGATCTCGCATCCTTCACAGGAGCTACCGTATTTGATGAGGGTGTCTATCCTGAATACCTTACAGAGTTCTTCGGTTCAGCCCTTGATGTTGTGTTGAACAGGCGTGAGATGGTGATCACCCCCTATGACGACCATACAGAGAGTGCGTCTTTGAGGGCAGACGCTTTGTTGAGGGAAGCTCAGACAATACCTTTTGCACACACACAGGACTTGTGGAAGAAGAGAGCAAATGCGTTGACGGGTACCCTAGTTAAGATAAAAGTTGGCGGTGTAACTGAAGCGGAAGCACGCTGGAAAAGAACATTAGTCGAGAAGTCTCTGACCTCTATGGGTGATGCCTCCATAAATGGTTGTGTCAAAGGAGTTATACCTATGCTACACCAGCTACCTGTTGAGAACCCACTTCTCAAAAAAGCCCTTTCTTTCCCTTACGCAGTGGTTTGTGAAAACTATAATACCTCAATAGCAGATAAGAGTATGCTGACAAAACCTCACGCATACGACCACTTCCCTACGGGGAGGTTGAAAGAACTATTAACAAAAGCAGTTTCTGTGGCAACTACCGTAGGCTCTGTTTGTCACATCACAAGGCGGTGACTATGAACGTACCTTTGAGATACTCAATTCCCTTAGACGATATCAACGGCATCAATGTAAGTATCGAGGCTTACAGCAAGGCTATATCTTTTTATGAAGAATGGGTGGTAGAGAATGGGGAGTGGGAGTATGTAGAGGAGAGAATCCTGTACCTGACAAACATCCTCTGTGAGTATATGATTGCAGCATCTTTCGCCCAAGAGGGTGCTGTGGCTTGTGGGGTGGGTTCAGGTCTCTATGAATCCGTAAAGAAAGACTTCCAGAAGAAACATCCTAACAGGGAGTTCCCGACACAGAGAGAGTTGCAATGAGGGTTGTCTGTATCTCTGACACGCACAATCAACATAACAAGATAGACCTCCCCGAAGGTGATGTTTTAGTTCACTCTGGAGACTTCTCTGGAACAGGCACTCTCAAACAAGTCACCGATTTCATGGGGTGGTTTTCTTCACGTCCGCACCCACATAAGATCTTAGTTGCAGGTAACCATGACATTACTCTAGATCTACCTTTTTATGAAAACAATTGGCATAGATTCCACAAGACCCGCTTATTTGCGAGTGGTATCAAGAACTTTGTTTCAAGGTCTGGTGTTCATTATTTAGAGAACAGCGGAGTCGAGATTCAAGGTGTCAAGTTTTATGGTAGTCCCTGCCAACCAACCTTCTGCAATTGGGCTTTCAATGTAGATAGGGGTCTTCCTATCCGCTCCGTTTGGTCTAAGATACCCGAAGATACAGATGTTCTGATTACGCACGGGCCTCCTCGGGGCGTGGGTGACGTGTTACACACAGGAGAACCCGTGGGCTGTGACGACCTATGGGAGGCTGTAAAACGAGTAAGGCCTCAACATCATGTTTTTGGTCATATACACGAAGGTTACGGCTTATATATGATGGAGGGGATAAGCTTTGTTAACCCCTCCATCTGTGACCACAAGTATGGGATTGCAAATAAACCACTAGTCTTTGAGGTGTCGAGATGAACCGAAAGCATTTAAAGTCACGCATACTACAATGCGACTTGATATCGTCGAACTCCCCATGTCCTCGGAGGAAAGTAGGTGCTCTCATAGTAGACCCTGAGAGCAACGTAGTGGTCAGTGAGGGTTACAATGGGACTCCAAGAGGGTCGCGGGAGAGTCTCTGCGGGGGTGATGTGTGTTTACGAGAGTGTAACTCCGTACTGAGTGGAACGTCTAATGACATAGGTTGCCACCACGCGGAAATGAACGCAATATTGAACGCGGCGAGGGTAGGTCAATCAACTATGGGGAAGTGGCTTATAGCCAACTGCGACCCTTGCCTCATGTGTGCAAAGGCAATACACCACTCTGGTATAAAGGCCGTTTACTGTCCTTCGGAAGTAAACGGGACTTTTGCACAAGGCCTAAGTTACCTAGAGAGGAACGGCGTTTCCACCTTTAAGATAAAGGAGGTAGAAGAATGAGTGAGTACGAGAAAGTAGACCACCCTGACCACTACCAAAGTGAGAAGATCGAAGCTATAGATGTTATTGAGGCTTTCGAGCTCAACTTTTCTCTCGGGTCGGCGGTCAAATATATATTAAGAGCAGGTAAGAAGCCTACAGAGACCGCTGAAGAAGACCTTAGCAAGGCGGTCTGGTACATATTGCGAGAGATCAAGAGGAGAAGAAAATGATCATCACATTACTTAGAAAACCTCTTGAGGGAACAGTGGCTGAGAACACTCTTAAACATGGTTGTGGAGCTATCAATATAGATGCAACTAGAGTTTCTTTTGATGATAACGAAAGCATCAATTTTGAAGCCCGACAAAGACAGCAAACAGCTTCCTACAAAGAGAGTGGGTGGTCTGGCCATGTTGCTCAAGTTGGTTCTGATTTACAAATGTATAAAGAAAAGGGTAGGTGGCCCGCTAACTTTATCCTTACCCATAAAGAGGGTTGTGAGTTAAAAGGCACTAAGAAATCAAAGGAAACAGGCAGGACTCAAGACCCGAAGGAGATGGAGGGGGGGGTAGATAAGTCTGAGTGGAGATTTCGACCTACTTCGGCAACTAAGAGAGGCTACTCTGATGAAGATGGAAAAGAAACTATACCTGATTGGGCTTGTGTAGAGGGTTGTCCTGTTAAGAATCTTGATAAACAAACAGGTGTCTTAGTTAGTGGTAAAGATGTAAACCCAACTAATTCAAACGTGAGTGGTTTCTTTGGTAAGACAGATAATTATTACTCCTCATCTGCGAACTATGGAGATAGGGGGGGTGCTTCTAGGTTCTTCAGACAATTTAAGAAAGACAATGACCAATGATAGAGATTAAAATAGGTGATTGCACAGACAGACTTAAAGACCTAGAAGATAACTCGGTTGACGCAATCATCTGCGACCCCCCTTATGGGCTAAAGTTTATGTCTAAAGGTTGGGACGACATAGGTAAAGGTTCTCAACAAAGGGAATGGCATAGAAAGTGGCTTACAGAGGCTCATCGAATCTTAAAACCTAATGGGTTGATTAAGGCATTTAGTGGAACTAGGACTTTTCATCACCTAATAGCGATGATGGAAGAAATAGGCTTCTCAGATTTACGGGTAGAAGCATGGGCTTATGGTTCTGGCTTTCCTAAATCTCTTAACTTAAGTAAAGCACTAGATAAAAAAAATGGAACTCTGAAAATAGTAGGTCAAGGACGAGCTGGTAAAAATGCTCTAGGTCAAGACAGTGGGTATAATAAAACATATAACCCACACACTTATGACATAGTAGAAGCAAATTCTGAAGGGGCTAAAACTTGGGAGGGTTGGGGGACAGCTCTTAAGCCCGCTTGGGAGCCTATCTGTATTGGGGTTAAGCAAGGAAGTAACTGATGAAAGACATGATAGAATATTTCAAGACAATGATCACCCCCCCTGTAAAGGATGCTTGTGTCATTGTGAGTAAACCTAGCGAGATCAACTTTGAAAGCTACCTAGAAGAGGTTTTTGAAGAGGGGGCTATTGCCTCCTCTCTCCAACCAAAAGCTCACGGTGTCATCCTGCTAGGAGAGCCTACAAAAGAGGAGTCTCAGAAGATTCAAGACATACTCAAACCCGGAGGTCACGTAGTCCTAATCCCCGACTCAGATATTGGGTACAAGGGGGTAATCGCCCTTGAGGACACAGGCTTTGAGGTACGAGATGCGATCTTTGTGGCAGAAGAGGCAGATAGCTTCTATTACACGTCAAAGGCGAGTAGGTCAGAGAGAGAAGCGGGCTTGGTTGCGGAAGAAGGGAAGAGGGGTAACGTCCACCCTACGGTCAAGCCTATTGAGATTATGGAGTGGTGTGCTAGAGGCATAGAGGCAAGCTCTACTATAGTAGACCCTTTTATGGGGTCTGGTACTACAGGGATTGCAATGTCTCGAAAAGGTCACAACTTCATTGGTATAGAGTTGAACCCAGAGTATGCACAGATCTCAGAGCAGAGGATTCGTCATTGGAAGCCTATTGACACTGAGATCAAGTCAGAGGCGAAGCCTGTTGACACTGAGTTCAAGGGTCAGGTTTCTCTTTTTTAGAACTCGTCGTCCATGTCATAACCCATGAGGTCTTCCTCATAACCCATGTGGTCGTCCATCATAGCCATGAGTTCCTGATCTTCACTCATGTGGTCATACATACCCATGTGTTCTTCCTCATTGCTCTCTACCTCTTCACCGTAGAGACCCTCGACAAAACGAGATGCGACGCGACGACCCGCTGTTGGGTTATGGTATGCCCTCCGAGTTACGAACTTCCTTAACTTTCTTCCGAAGCTCATGTCCAGCTTTGTTCTCTTGTCAGTCTTGATGTTCTTAAGCGTGACGTTTGAGAGATCTACGCCAGAGAGATCTGCCCCTCTAAGATCTGCACCTGTAAGATCCGCACCGTCGATAGAAAGAACGCCTGTGAGATCCGCACCGTCAAGATTCGCACCCCTTAACTTCGCATCTGTCAGATCCGCACCTTCGAAATTGCTTCCGTCAGAGAGATCTGCTTCTATAAGGATTGTGTTTCTCATCTTAGCGTTTGTGAAATCTCCGCCCTTAAGTTTACAAGATTTCATGTTAGCACGATTAAAGTTAGTTCCTACAAAAGATCCGTTTTCTGCAGAAGACCCTTCAAGATTTGCACCCTCGAAAATGAGAGATTCTAAGTTCGCCAGATTTCCAAACGAGCCTGAATAGGTGATCCTGCTAAGATCTGTCCTCATTGAGAAGGTACACCCTTCGAGAGCCCCTTCGTCTTCAAATTCGATGCCCACAAGGTCGGTTTTTTTAAATGAAGTGCCATTGACGCTGTGGATCTTCTTAACTCCAATGAAACTGCATTCTTTAACCTCACCATTCATGATGACAACGTTTGTCAGATCCGCGTGGTTAAAGATGACTCTCTCAAGACCATCAGCGGTTGCCATGTTCGCGTTCGCCATAGTTGCTCTGGTAAAGTTAGCTCCCCTCAAAACAGTATTGTTTATGTTTGTGAAGTTAAGGTTAGCCCCTACGAACTGTGCCATCGTAAGATCGGCATTTTCGAAATTAGCCATGCCTATCCTGAGGCCACTAAAATTAGACCTCTCCAATTCACAGTCAGAAAAATTCGTATGGGACACAGTCACAAGTCCCTTAATCTTGGTGAAGTCCCTCTGGTTGAGGTTCATATCAGAGAGATCCGCACTAGGGATGTATTTACCTAGCTTTTCAATGATATCGGGATCTTCCTTTTTTTTGTAATTGATGTAATTTTTGAGTGCCTTATCATCCTTTTTACTTTTTTTCAATGCTTCAAGGAGTACTTGCTCTTGCTCTTCATCCTCTAACCCAGCCTGGCGTGCGGCGGCTCTCCTCACCCTGTTAAGGTAAGCTCTTCTTTTCATTGCGAGTTGTTTCTGAACTCTTCGTGATGCTCGTCTCATGTTGTTTCTCCTTTGAATGACATAGCTACTATTGTAAGCCATAAACAAGATATAAAAGACATAGTGTTTTTTTGAACTTCCCTATCTAGGTTCAACCTATGACTCTATCCTACAACGTCACCCTCCCTACTTTATTATTTAAAGAGTTCTTTAGTCTCAGCGGACTTTTCAGTTGAGATCTCCTTACTGCCTCTTCCCTGACATGGGCAGGGGGAAAAAAGAAGAAGCCCCTCCAATCTCCTTCTATAAGAGTAAAGGGGTACGAGGGTGAGTAGGTGTTGTCTCAACTAAAAATAGGATGGCTGTCTATGCTCATGCTGTAGGAGAACCTGTAACCTAGTTTAGGGCTACTCGGAAGACCCTAATCCAGCCACAAAAACCAGAATGTTCTTCTAACACCAGAAGAACATTACTAGGATAACGCCAAACCTCCTTGATGTTGGGGGGGGTAATTTAGAAGAAAAGGAATATGAAGATGAAGACCTTGTTTATTAAGAAGAGCGGCGAAGAGTTCTATAGGGAGCTTGATAGAGAAGAGAGGAGAAGATCAGTAATCACGATCCGTGAGAGACTGAGTCTCTCAAAGGTTACAAGTGACCCTCTGGAACTCCTTAAAGAGAAGAGGTACAAGAGGGTAGTTCTAGCAGGGGATCTCTCTTTTAAAGAGATTGGGTAAATGTCATGTATTACATTGTAGACAGAGCTACAGGTCAGAATTTGCACTATGTTAACAGGGGTATAGTCAAGAAGGCATACTCTTTTAGAGTCCTCGCGGAGAAGGATTTAGAGGAGTCTATTTTAGAGAATGCCCAAAGAAAAGATGTTGTAGAAATCTCTAGGTCTGCAAGGCTTTACTTGGAGAACCAAAAGAGGCTTCAAAAAAATAGTTGAAAAAAATATCGGTAGCTCTGCTCCTATTGTATAATAGTTACTGTTGGGTGGCGATACCTGAACAATCTTTGAAAATTGAAATAACAAAGGGCCTATAGCTCAGTGGTTAGAGCTCCCGACTCATAATCGGTAGGTCTCAGGTTCAAATCCTGATGGGCCCATTAGCACGCACCTCCTCACGGAGGGTCAAAAAGAGATGACACTGCACGGAAGCATTCTTGTAGGGGGTTCGAATCCTCCGCCTCAGGGTGGCCAGAAGACTTCGGTTAGGTTTGGTCGCAGGTTTACTGAAGACTTTAAGCTCTCTCAGAGATAGTTGTATCTTAGGGTTCGATCCCCTTTCCATCATAGGTGGGTTTTGGTACGGTACAGTGAAGTGTTCTTTTTAAGCACTCGTAGCTCAGCGGAAGAGCAGTGGCCTTCTAAGCCATTGGTCGCAGGTTCGAATCCTGCCGAGTGTACTAGGTCGCATTGGGAAACCTACCCCTACTCTATGAGTGGGGCAATAAACGCATTCATAGCTCAGTCGGAAGAGCACCACTTTCCTAAAGTGGGGGTCACAGGTTCGAGCCCTGTTGAGTGCATTAGGCTCACCCTTTTATCTTTTTACCTTTATATAGGGGGGGTAGATAGGTTGTTGGGCGAGGGTGGGTCTAAGGTAAAAAGGCTGGTTTTCTTATTGAGAGAGCCAGCCTTTTTTTTTATTTTTTCCTCCTTACTTGGTAGAGTGCTATTTGTGTAGGGCGTTCCTACACATTACACACACAGGAGAATGGTAATGGGAGACAGCGTAAGAAACGGTTATGAGATTAGGGAATCTCTCTTGGAAATGGCGATCAACATTCTACAAGAGAGGGTGAGCCAAGAGCGTGAGAATGAGTACCTTAAGCCAGAAGGTACTCGTCAACCCGTTCAAGGCTTTGACGTTAATGATGTTATCAAGGTTGCCCACACGCTTGACTCTTTTGTCAGTCAAAAAATTAAGTGAAAATAATTTGCGTGACCACTCTTCATATAGATAATAAGAGATGGGCGTATAGCTTAGTTTGACAGGTGACTGTGATACAGTTTATCTGAGAGCACTGTTAAGTCGGTACTACCGATTAGGTTAAAGTCTGACCAATACTAGTCAGGGTCAGGTCACTTTCCGCAGGAGGGTCGGGTTCAAACCCCGATACGCTTTCTAATAAGGTCCCATCGTCTAGGGGTTAGGACATCGGCCTTTCACGCCGAGAACGCGGGTTCAAATCCCGCTGGGATCACTATGTGTGCCTTCACGCAGGCTTGTTGCAACAGGTAAGTCAAGGTCTAAACCTTGACAGGGGCTGGTGGTTGATACACCTTTCCATTGAAACAAAGAATTAAGGTGTCTTAGGGTTGTTAGCTCAATCGGTAGAGCAGCGGACTTTTAATCCGTTGGTTCTGGGTTCGAGTCCCAGACGACCCACTCTCAAAGAGTCTCTTCGGAGGCTCTTTTTTTATTTGTGGGCATCCTCACCTTGAAAGCTCTCGGGCTAAAGGAGCTTCGGGACATCTTTAAGGTCTCTACCGATGAAGCAAAACAGGCTAACACTTCGAACCTTGAGAAAAGAGGCAAGAGTGCTTCGTAGGATGACCTGAAGTGGTTGGTATTATGGTATGTCTATTTTAAACAAGAAGGAGTCAACGCCATGAGTGAGAGCATCAACTTATACGCGATCTTGTCTGATAAAGGAGAGGTTATAAAGACCTCGCAAGGGTCTTACTATTTAACGAGATCACAAGCTAGATCTGCCCGTAGAGAGGTGTCGAGCAAGGCTCGCATCGTAAAGCGTTCTTATAGTGCAGGGAGTACATGGGAGACAGCAAAATGAGGCGGACCATGTGGGGCTTTGATAAAGAGTGTTTGGCGATGGGTCGGTTTTACGACTATCTCTCTCACTCTGAGAAGATTGAGCCTGAAAAAGTGGGTCGAGTCATGGCTTGGGCGGTTAAAGTTTTTGATAAAGATCTGCTTTATACTAAAGAGATGAAGATCACAGTCAATGTGCTTCTGACCTCTGGTTCTGATGAGGATAAAGAGTTTGCTCAATATGCTAAGGATGCCATTGAGCAAGTCAATTTCGGCATCCTTAGAACGCCCAAAGACTATAGAATGAGATATCGCTAAGT